GATAGTATTGCTGTTGGTACCGCGACAGCAAGACCAGAATGTGTAGCCTATGCCAAGGGCGGAATCAACAGTTATCAATGGTTGAACAAAAATATTGATAAGACTCCACTCATAGCAAAGACAGTGATTATCAGTTTGGGATCAAACGATCACAAATATGTTAAAACTGAAAGCGAACTACGATCGATTCGAGAGCTTACCAAAGCTGATCGAGTCTATTGGATTTTACCTGCTATCAAGCCCGACATTCAAGAGATTGTGAAAAAAGTTGCCGCAGAAAACGGCGACACAGTTCTGCCCATCACCAGTCTCCAAAAAGATGGAGTTCATCCTAGTTGGGCAGGCTACAAACAATTAGGAGAACAGACACGATGACACAATGGGTAGACGCTCTCAAAGAGCAAAGCATTCCTGAGTATGCTAAAGATACAAAACTCAACATTGACGCAGTAATCAAGCGTTCAACACTGCCAGTGGAAGAAGCAGAAGCAGTTGCCCTAGCCGCTGCCTTTGCTACAGGCAACAGTAAACTGTGGACTTGGGTCCACAGCCAGCTTGCCAATCGAGTTGAAGCAGATGCTGCCTTAACTGCCGCAAGCCTAATGGCCATGAACAATGTGTGGTACCCCTATGTAGAAATGGCCGATGACGCTAACCTAACAGGTTTACCTGCACAGTTGCGAATGAATGCTATTAGTACGCACGGAGGTACAACCAAAGGACGCTTTGAAGCCTATAGTTTGGCTGCTAGTATTGTGGGCAAATGCCATTTCTGTGTCAAGGCACACTACGAAACACTCAAGAAGGAAGGCTACACAGTAGAACAACTTCGTGATATTGGACGAATTGCCGCAGTGATGACCAGCGTATCGAGAGTAGTAGCTAATTGATTTGAGCTTGACAACCTCCAAACTTCCTGTTATACTAGTAGCATAGTTTAACAAGTTTGGAGGTTTCTTTTGAGTATGCATTTAGAAGGTCCGTGGCTTAGTACCACAGGCAAGAAAAAAGGCAAGATAAAATTCGCATCTGCTGAACACGCAAGAAAGGCTAGAGAATTGGACGAAAGCTGGAAAGCTCTACAAAAGAAATGGGCTGTAGAAATTGAGGATAAGAAACGCAAGCGAGCACTGTCTGCCGAGCCCCTCAAAGGCAATTACTCTTTAAACATTCCTGCAGATCGCAGTACTGCTCATATTAAGAGCAGGGGTGACTTCACTGGTAACGCCACATTGGCTGCTCCAAAAGTCTATACCGGAACCAAAGTTAAAGGCATTGCTACAATGCACAAGAGCAATGCGGTGCCGGTATTTTCGGACGAAGAAGCAATTGACATTTCTAAAATGAGGAGATAATCTATGAATCTAAAAGAAGCCAGATCATTTCTAGGAGTAACTGTATCTAAAACTAGGTACAGCGCACGAGAAGTTCGCAACCTAGATTTTACTATTGACACAGATTATATCATAGACCTGCTTGTAAAGCAAAACGGTAAATGTGCTTTAACTGGATGGGACTTAGAGTTTACTCGCGGCGGAGACTGGGACGGAAAAAATCCTAGAGGAGCAACTATGGATAGGATCGATAATTCTAAAGGATATGTTAAAGGCAACATACAGTTAGTCTGTGGATTGCCTAATAATGTCCGAGGAGCTCTTTCAATAAAAGATTTTAAAATTTTGTGTAAGGCAATTGCTCAAAATTGCAAATAACCACCAGTTTCTCGGGTGGTTTTGAATTTATGAGGTATATATTACTACGTTTTGCAAAGAAACTAAGATAGTTGGTCTAAAGTATGCCACAAGCAGAAACAGATCCGCGAGTCTTGGCCTATGAAAAACCCGTGAGATTCGGGCGGTCAAGGCTCCAAAGGCATATAGGTTATGAGACTGTATGTCCAATGGAGACAACTACACGAACCAAGGGTTCTCTAATAGAGCCTCGTGAAGTTAACTCCCTTTATGTAATGTTGTAGAAGTTTTACAACACCAAGTCAAAGGAGGACTTATGGAAAAATTTTTAAGATTTACAGCCTACATTTCTGGGCTATGTGTGGTGATACTTTTGGTGCAAACCATCACAGTCACCAAAATGGAAAAACTGCGAGAGTCGCAGATGCTATCATCAAACGATGTAGTAACAATCAAAACTCGTGAACGTCAACTAGAATGTCTAGCAATGAACATCTATCGCGAGGCAGGATCTGAAAACTTTGAAGGCAAAGTAGCAGTGGCTCAGGTCACTATGAATAGAGCCGCACACCCAGCTTTCCCAAAAGATGTTTGTGCAGTGGTCTATCAAAAGTCAGTGATAATGGACAGAGTTATTTGTCAATTTTCTTGGTACTGTGAAGGCAGTCCAAAACACAAGCCAAACAATACAGTGGCTTATAACGAAAGTATGGCAGTGGCTAAAAAAGTTCTGTTAGAAGGTTTTCGTCTTGATGTAATGAAAGAAGCCTTGTACTATCACGCAAACTATGTCAACCCGCGTTGGCAGTTAGAAAAAATTGGATCAATCGGTAATCATATCTTTTACAAAGGAAAAAGCTAAAATGGTAGACTTCAAAAAAATTCACATTCTCCCAAATTTTGAAAACATTGAAGAATTTAAAAATTGGGCTGTAAACAAAGCCAGTCACATTTCGTCAGAAACAATGGGATGGCTTGCTAACATTGTACTACACGCTGCCACGGTGCCGAGCTTGATCGCTGTAATGGGTGGGCTGACTGACAAGTTACCATCAGTAGATCTAGTACTATTGGTATGGGGCGGACTATCTTTATTGTTCATCAAAGCCGCGGTACAAAAAGATATGCTAAATGTTGTAACTATTGGATTTGGTTTTGTAGTTCAAGCCGCAATGATGGCATTGATATTTTTCAAATAAATCTAATATAATTTTTAACTTTATTAAAGGTCGGTAAATATTAGTTCAATGAAAATAAATTTAAGCGACAAAATCATAGCCTGGCTAGCATTACTCAGTGGATTAACCATATCCACTGTGGCCATTTGGTACAGCGTAGCAGGACTAGTCAGTATCTTTGCCGCTGCCGCAATTCCTATTATTGTTATGGGAGTGGCATTAGAGGTCAGCAAACTAATTGCCACAGTCTGGCTTAAATTAAATTGGAGTCGAGCTCCAGTGTTTATCCGCACCTACCTATTGGTAGCCATCACCATACTAATGTTTATCACCTCAATGGGTATCTTTGGCTTCTTATCAAAGGCACACAGTGATCAAAGCCTAGTCAGTGGTGATGTACAAAGTAAGATTGCTGTCTACGATGAAAAAATTAAAACAGAAAAAGAAAATATAGATGCAAATCGTAAAGTTCTCAAACAACTTGATGAGGCAGTGGACCAAGTTATGGGTCGCTCAACGGATGAAAAGGGTGCCGAAAAAGCAGTCGCAATTCGTAAAGCCCAGCAAAAAGATCGCGGTCGTATTACTCAAGAAATTGCTCAATCGCAAAAGATCATCGCTACACTTAACAGTGAGAGAGCACCTATTGCGGCAGAGGTTCGAAAGGTGGAGGCCGAGGTCGGGCCAATAAAATACATTGCGGCATTTATCTATGGCGATAACCCAGATGCTAATGTATTAGAAAAAGCAGTCACCTGGGTAATCATTATTATTGTATCAGTATTTGATCCATTGGCTGTTATCTTATTATTAGCAAGTCAATACAGTTTTCAATGGTTCCGAAAAGATGAAGAACAAGAAGCGGAGGGTGACAGCCCAACAGAGTCTGTTTCCGTCGTAGAGGATCAGCCACTCACTGTCACAGAATTGCCAATTGAAGAAATCAAAGAAGAAGCTATCCTAGAAAAACATCCCTATCTAAATACAGGAAAAAGTTTTTGGGATAAGCCCGAAGGTTGGGAGGCTGTACCACCACAAGTGTATGTACCCGAAAAAGTTTTAGATGTTGGTCCAGAACCTATTCCTTGTGTAAAATGTGGAACACCGTTAACTGAAGTTCCTAGCATAGGTTTTGTCTGTGCCAATCCGGAGTGTGATCCTCCACTTGAAGAAGTAGAAGAACAAGAAGACAGTATCGACGGTCTTGAAGAAAGCGAGAAAGCTGCGATTAAAGCCTGGAAGCAAGACAATCCAAATACATCTTTAAAATTACAAAGAAAAATGTTAGAAAAAGGCACAATCAAAGAATTGCCTTGGATGCGTTATCTTAGACCAACGTCTGATTTTATAGATGAAGCCGCAGAAGAAGCCGCCAAATGGGCAGAAGAACAACGTATCCTATCAGAAGAAGAATCTAAAAAAAAAGATAATAACTTGGATAGAGAAAGAGGGATTGAATCAGATCAAGAAATCCAAAGAGATCTAGGATATGTTCAAAATGCCGAACAAAATAAATCCACTCTTTGGCAACGTGTAAAAGCAAAGAAAGATGACAAATAAAGTAATCTTAGTTACCGAGCCCGATGATGTTAATTATGATGCTCTAAGATTATTGCTGGTTAACCTTTCTACAGAACAGACACAACTATTATCAAATTCTCTGTCTAAAATTGATCACTTGCCCACTACCGTACTTTACATTTGGAATAACGGTGATGCTGATTGGCTATTTGATAAAAAACATAAGAGTAATTATATTGTTTTTAATGCTGATCACGAAAATGAAATAATCACAGGTTATATGGCAGCACAGCGAAATTCTGCTTATTTTGGAACCTTAAAAGAACTGACCAAAGTTAATATAAAGGCTATATACAATATTGATGATTTCATCAAAATACTAGAAACAGCAATAGGAAATTATGAACAACAATAACGTCGTTAGAGCAAACGGTAACAAGGTTATCGTTAAAGAGAACGAAAACATCAACCAAGCCCTAAGAAGGTTTAAAAAGAAAGTCGACGACAGCGGTCTTTTAGAAGAACTGCGTCAACGCGAATTCTATGAAAAACCAACCACTGAGCGTAAACGCAAGGCCGGCGCAGCCAAAGCACGTTGGAATAAAAAGCTCAGAGAACAGCAACTTCCTAAGAAAATGTATTGACATCTAGATAACTCTGTGTTATACTTTAAGTTCATAATAGAGAAAGAACTTAAATGGCTAATACAGACGTAATGATTGACTTAGAAACATTAGATGTTTTACCTACTGCTACTATTTTAACCATAGGAGCCGTTAAATTTGATCCCTTTGGAGATGATGTTAACGATCCAAAATGTACAAAATTTTACACAAGGGTTGATGTTGATAGCTGTGATCGATTAGGAGCCACAGTTAGTCAAAGCACACTGGATTGGTGGGCTAGCCAAAGTCAGGAAGCACAGAACGAAGCATTTGATCCCGCAGATCGAGTTGACATTGTTACAGCAATAGATCAACTCTACAAGTTCTGTTGGGGTGCTAAACGTGTTTGGAGTCACGGTGCTGGCTTTGACGTTATTATCCTAGAATGGTACTTCCGTAAAATTGGAAAAGCCATTCCGTGGAGCTTCTGGGAAGTTCGAGACACTCGAACTATGTTTGACATTGGAATCAATCCCAATCGTCCTCCCGTACTTAAACACCATGCCTTAGAAGACGCTTGGAATCAAGCAGTTGGCGTTCAAAATGTTTTTAACAAATTAAGAACCGCCAGCAGTGTCAACGGCGATTTATTTCAACCACTAGCTAATCAAAGATAATATGTCTATCAAAACTAATTGGGATATCATTCCTACATATCTGATTAATGTTTCTGATTTAAAAGATCCCTATGACATTTGTCATTTTTGTAAAAAATACAATATTGACTGGTATTTGTACCGTATCAAATTTAAAGGTCTTGTAGCTAAGTTTGGTATGAGTGCCGATCGTTCTAGAAATCACGGAGATCGAGTCTATAGGCAAATGGCACACGCCGAAAGCTGGGGCGCATTGCGTAACAATGGTTCCAGCGGAGCAGATTGGAGAATCATCGAAGAAGATTTTTTCATTCGCTATGGAATTAAAATTGACAAAGAATTCCTAGAAATTAAATTATGGGATCTTACCGACTATCCTTTCATTTCTACAAATCCTAGAAATGAAGTACTACGTATGGAAAATGAACTCATCGAAAGCTATGTAGATCTAGTGGGAGAAAAGCCCATTGGCAACATCAACGACGAAGCCTATATTAAAACCAAAGGGCTTGTTGCTACAGAAACCCTGGAAAAATTATTTTATTTAGAAACAAAATAATATAAATAAAATCGTAAATTGTACCAATAGGGCAGTTTACAGAGCACAGTGCTCACAAATTAGATCTTACTTTATAAGGAGATATTATGTCTAAGATCATCGGTATTGACCTCGGCACCACGAATTCTTGCGTGGCTATCGTCGAAAACGGAACCCCTAAAGTTATTGAAAATTCAGAAGGCGCACGTACTACACCTAGTATTGTTGCCTACGCTAACGATGAAATCCTTGTAGGAGCTTCGGCAAAGCGTCAAGCAGTAACAAATCCTAAAAATACAATCTATGCAGCCAAGCGTTTGATTGGTCGTAAGTTCACTGAAGATGCAGTTCAGAAAGACATTGATCTAATGCCTTTTGAAATTATTGAAAACGGCAACGGAGATGCTTGGATTAAAGCAGGAGAGCAACGTCTTGCTCCTCCGCAAATTTCAGCAGAAGTTTTACGCAAGATGAAACAGACCGCCGAAGACTATCTCGGTACTACAGTAACACAAGCTGTGATTACTGTTCCTGCTTACTTTAACGACAGTCAGCGTCAGGCAACTAAAGATGCAGGACAAATTGCTGGTCTAGAAGTACTGCGTATTATCAACGAACCAACTGCGGCTGCATTGGCCTACGGTGTGGACAAAGCAGACAAGCGTGATCGTAAAATTGCTGTCTATGACCTAGGTGGTGGTACGTTTGATGTATCTATCATCGAGATTGCCAACGTTGACGGCGACAAGCAAATTGAAGTGTTGTCAACAAACGGTGATACATTCCTAGGCGGCGAAGACTTTGACCAACGCATTATGGATTTCTTGGTTGAAGAATTTAAGAAAGACTCGGGAATTGATTTAAAGAACGATGTGCTTTCACTTCAACGATTGAAAGATGCCGCTGAAAAGGCAAAGATTGAATTGTCTAGTTCAGCTCAAACAGAAGTTAATCTTCCTTATATCACAGCAGATGCAAGTGGCCCAAAACACCTTGTTGTTAAATTAACAAGAGCTAAACTAGAACAACTGGTTGCTGATTTAGTTGAGCGCAGTCTTGCACCTTGTAAAACTGCTATGAAAGATGCAGGTGTTACATCTGCAGACATTGATGAAGTTATCCTTGTTGGCGGCCAAACACGTATGCCAAAGGTACAAGAAGCTGTTGAGCAGTTGTTTGGCAAGGCTCCACGTAAAGATGTTAACCCAGACGAAGCTGTAGCCGCAGGTGCTGCTATTCAAGGCGCTGTACTAGGCGGTGACAGAAACGATGTCTTGTTGTTAGATGTTACACCATTGAGCCTAGGTATTGAAACCATGGGCGGCATTATGACCAAGTTGGTGCAAAAGAATACCACTATTCCAACCAAGGCTAGCCAAACATTTAGTACTGCGGAAGACAATCAACCAGCAGTTACTATCAAGGCTTATCAAGGCGAGCGTGAACTTGTACAACATAACAAGTTACTTGGAGAATTTAATCTCGAAGGCATCGCTCCTGCTCGTCGTGGCCAGCCACAGATTGAAGTTAGTTTTGACATTGACGCCAACGGTATTATGCACGTCAGTGCCAAGGATAAGAATACTGGCAAAGAAAACAAAATCACCATTAAGAGTGATAGTGGTCTACGCAAGGAAGAAATCGAACGTATGGTTCAAGATGCCGAGGCAAATGCCGAGTCTGACAAAAAACAACGTACCTTGATTGAAACACGAAACAGTGCAGAGGCACAGATGCACGAAGTTCGCAAGGATCTTGAAGAATTTAGATCCGAATTAACAGAAGCAGAAATCACAGAGCTAGAGACAGTGATTAAGGCAGTAGAAGAAGCCACCAAAGGCGAAGACCCTGAAAAGATCACTGAAGAGCTCAACAAGGTTTATCCTGCAATGAAAACGTTGCTGGATAAAAAGCAGGCCAAGGAACAGGCAGCACAAGCGCCTCAATCCGAAGCCAAAGCAGACGACAATGTAGTAGACGCTACCTTTACGGAAACAAAGTCTAGCTAATTGTTAATAGGGGGTACTTTCGAGGCCCCCATTGTTCTTACTTTATAAGGAGACTATAATGAACAATCAACTTGCAAGATTAGAAGCTATCAATAGAGCATTAATTGGTTTTGACACAATGTTCGATCAAATGGAACGCAGATTTGCGACCCAGGTAAACAATAACTATCCTCCACACAATATTCTCAAGACTGGTGAAAATCAGTATGAGATTCAAATTGCAGTGACCGGATTTGAAAAAAATGAAATCAGTGTAACTGTAGAAAGCAATGTACTTTCAGTTACAGGCGAAGGTTCGGAATCTATTCGCCACGAAAATCCAGAAGTTGTTTACCTGCACAGAGGCCTTGCTACTCGAGACTTTGCAAGAGAATTTCCTCTTGCAGAACATATCGAAGTAAATGGCGCAGAGATCAAGAATGGTATGTTGATCGTTAAATTAATCCGCAATGTTCCAGAGTCTGAAAAGGCTCGAATTATTGATATTGTAGAGGTTAAGTAATTAACTGGGGGAGTCATCCTCCCCCAATTTTTTGGATCTAATAAAATATGACAACTGATGTAAAAATTGATGAAAAAATAACAGTTTCGTTGCAGCCTCCAAAACTGTGGAAAGTTGTGTTCTTAAACGATGATCAAACTCCAATGGAATTTGTAATTGAAGTTCTAACAGAAATATTCAAACACAATCAAAGTAGTGCCAAGGATATTACATTAGAAATTCATAATACAGGAAGTGCAGTAGCTGGAGTTTATATACACGAGATAGCTGAACAGAAAGCATTAGATGCTACTCATTCTGCAAAAGTAAATGGATTTCCTTTAGTTATTACCATCGAACCTGATGCATGAATCAGGAAGATATTAAAATTATAAAATATCTAGACTTAGGAACTAAGAGATTTCAGTACTGGCTAACTTTGATTGATTGTCGAGGTGGCAATCAAACTTCTGGTAAAAAAGGTAAAAAAACCTTAATAAAATATTTAGAAAGTCTTTTTGGGCCAATGAGTGGACGATGGCACTTTCAAAGACAAGATGAACACATATATGTGATCAAACTAGATCAGGAGAAAGACCTCCTGATTTTTCTTTTGAAGTTCAAATTAAAGAATTAAATATACATATTATGAGCCTACGAGAAATTACCAAAGACCTCCATCACGAGGCAGAAACTACAACATTTGCCAAGATGCTACTGAGTGGCAAAATTGGCAAAGAAGACTACAGAAACTATCTGTATAACCTACTAGCAATCTACGATCCAATCGAATGGTACTGTAAGCGTCAAGGCTTACTCGATACGATGCCGGACCTCCCAAGATTAAAAGCAATCTACGCAGACTTTCAAGAACTAGATGATGGCACCTACTGCTACCTAACTCCAGCAACTCTTGAATATCAAGCATACTTACACAAACTAGGCAACGATGAACAACGTAAACATCTTGTTAAGGCGCATTTATACTGCCGCCATATGGGCGACCTATTCGGTGGTCAAATCATTAAGAAACAAGTAGCACACATTTCAAGCGGCAAGTTCTACGACTTTGAAAATGCCGATGCTATGAAAATGTCCATTCGTCAAACACTCACAGACGATCTTGGAGATGAAGCCCGTGTAGCATTTGAGTACGCTATTAAAATGATGAGAGATTTGTACAATGGAGAGTAAGGTATGGAGCACTTTAATTGAGATCCAACATCTATTGGAAGATAACTTCAGCCGCACGGGTCAAGAGATTAATGAACCTGGAATGGAAAGATTTAATCAACCAGGTTGGATTAATCGTGTGTGGACTAGTGATCGTTATCGTCGTGCTCATGTGGATGTTGTAGACGCTAGAGAGACTAAAGGTCTGTGGATGATGCATTGTTGCATTTTCCCTCATACACACAATCCTGCTCCAATTTACGGATTTGATGTAGTAGCCGGTGCTAGAAAAATGACTGGTTGTTTTCACGACTACAGTCCTGCTGGCGACAAAAATCATCCTATGATTGAATGGTTTGGCAATGAAGTTAGTAAGCTAGAATGGCGTAAACCTAGAGCATTACCCGATTGGGCTCAGCGTATTTTTACAGAACATATGGTAGCCGCAGGCAATGTACAAGATGAAGCTGAACTAGAACAAATTACAAATATGGCTAGAACAACACTAGCACACTACTTAGAAACTGTAGCAGAAACCAATAACACAGCAGTTAATACCACAGAAGAACAGAACTATTATTGCCAAAATCAAAAACAAAACCCGCATACACCGCGTGTAATGGTTAGTTTAGGACTAGATGAAGAAGATGTACGTATTTTTACAGAAAAATGTCTCTTCCCAGAGATCCAGGCTATATAAATAACTTTAAGATGGAAATCCTACTTTTATTGCTACTGTTACAAATCAAGCATTGGTATGCTGATTTCAAAATCCAGACCTATATGCAGACCGTTAAGAAAGGTGTGTGGCTAGACCCTATTGGCATTAGTCACACATTGGATCACATCTGGACAACCCTAGTAGTATTATTTGTTTTTAGTTTCCTGCAGCCAATTGCCCTTACTGCTATTGTTACCATCGCAGTCTGTGAAGGCATATATCATTATCTAATTGACTACACAAAGGTAAAGTATGGTTGTAAAGATAATACCAAACCCCTGTTTTGGAATCAATTCGGCCTAGACCAACTAGCGCATCAAGTATCTTATTTGGCCATTGCGGCCTATGTTTGTCTCTAATAACTCATAGTTTAATCTAGTATAACTCCCGCTAAATACTTGCATAACCGGGAGCGAATCGGATATGAAAAAAATCTTAGTAACCCTAAGTCTATGCCTGTCGGCATCATTATCGCAGGCAGAGCTAGTACAACAATTTAAAAATCCAGCATTCAGTGGAGTTGGATTTAGCAGTCACGTATTAACCATTGACAGTATTGAAAAGTCACGCCGTGATGCTATCGAAGCAGATAAAAAAGCGGCCATTGCCAAAGCAGAAGCAGAACTGCTAAACACTCCTTTAAATAGATTTATGAGTCTATTCCAAAGTCAGGTGTATGCTCAACTTGCTACGCAATTAAGCAATAATTTATTCACAAACAAATGTGCTGCCGCAGATGGCTCAGCAATTCCAGGTTGTGTGAATCCAACAACAGGTAACTTTGTATTAGACGGTAATACTGTTACCTGGTCCAAAGCCAATGACAAAGTTACATTAACAGTCGTAGATGTTAACGGAACTAGAACTACTGTTATAGTTCCAATTGCTAGTTTTAGTTTTTAAGGATTGAACAATGACAAAATTTAACTTATCCTTAATTGCAATCGCAGTATCAATGGCATTAGCAGGTTGTTCTACAGTTCGTCCATTAGGCGATTCAAAGATCAACGAAGAAGCCACAGTCACAAACAACATCAACAAGAGTTTTGATGTTGTTCCAAGTCCAGCAGGGCCGGCGGTAACAGTGGCAGTCTATGGTTTCAAAGACCTAACAGGACAGCGTAAACCTAGCAACACATTGAGTTTGTTTAGCACAGCAGTTACGCAAGGTGCTGAAGCATACCTAATGAAGAGTCTACAAGAAGTTGGTAACCGTCAATGGTTCACAGTAGTTGAACGTGTTGGCCTTGACAACTTGTTAAAAGAGCGTCAGATGATCAAACAGACACGTGAGATCTATGAAGGCGCCAACGCCAAGCCTTTACCTCCACTGCAAATGGCTGGAGTTATTCTAGAAGGCGGCATTATCGATTACAACAGCAATACCTTAACAGGCGGCACAGGCGCTCGTATATTTGGTATAGGAGCTCAAACAGCCTACACTCAAGACGTAGTTGTTATCAGCCTACGCCTAGTAAGTGTACAAACTGGAGAAGTTTTAACTACTGTAACAGTAGAAAAGAACTTGCTCAGCACCGCAGATGGTGCCACAGCGTTGAAGTTTTTCAACCAGGCTACACAGGCATTCGAGTTTGACTCGAGCCAAACATTTAACGAGCCGGGTAACTATGCACTACGTTCAGCAATTGAAACAGCAGTTATTGAGTTGATAAAGAAAGGTGAACGTCAAGGCTTGTGGCAATTCAAAGCTCCTACTACATATGGAGTTAAACTGGAGAGATCCAATGAGCTGGTTCAAACACAAACCACCAAAACACCCTCCGCTATCAAAGAGTCACCCTCATCCGTTTCACAGCAGTCCGATGGCGGAAAAAGCAATGAAGGAAACAAAGAAAAAAGTATCTGGGGAACACTCCAGTTCTGGAAGTAAAAATAACCCACAAGGTTAGGAGAACATAATGAAACAAACAATTATAACAATATTATTAGCAGCGGCATTTCCAGTAATGGCCCAGACCGCTGTATCGGCTCCAAGTGCGCCTGTGGTTCCAAACATGGTCACGGTTAGTCCTAACGCAACGGCTGCACTGGCCATTGCTACAACTAACAGAATCTTTATTGATCAAAGCGGAGACAATCCTAATGTCAATATGACACAAGACGGCACAGGTAATGCTGCCGGAAGTGGTGGCCGCCCTATATACCTACGCGGTATTGATCAAAAGATCGTTACTCGTCAAATTGGTGTTAACAATGACATCAGTCTAGAAGCAGTTAATGATACAACAGGCACAGGCAAAGGGGTTAATATCACCATTCAACAGATTGGCGACAGCAATCGAGTTGATGCGGCCTGCGGATATGGCACAGCTTCAACAGGCGGTACAGCTCTAACAGGTTGTAATGCAGCTGACCTAAACTGGAAGTTTACCGGCGACAGCAACGACTTTCAATTCCGTGGTACCGGCTCTGACCTAAAGAGCGCAGTCGATGTAACTGGTAACAGCAATATTTTCCGTATTGATGCAATTGGTGACAAGCACAGTCAAACTATTAAAGTAGCAGGTGATACTAATACATTTGATATTAACCAACGCTCAACAGGCGCTGCTGGATCTAGCATCTGGGTAGACCTTACAGGTAACAGTAATACATTTACCATGAGTCAAACTGGTACTATTGACAATGTAATCAATATCAAGAGTGTGTCCAATGGTGGCATATTCAATATAACACAAAAGAATTAAGGAGGCAGCATGAGAGTTGTCTCTCTTATCATATGCTTATTAATGGCAGGTTCAGCGTGGGCTGAAATCGGATCAGTTACCGAATCGTCTGGTACTGCTATTATCAAGCGCGGTAAGGATACTATTCAAATTGCCAAAGGCACCCTTATAGAAATCAACGACAAAGTTGAAACTAAAAACGGTAAAGTTAAAATCGTTTTTAAAGACGATACAAATGTTACTGTTACTGAGTCGAGTAGCCTTGTTATTGACGACTTCGTATATGATCCTAAAAGCGGCGCAGGCAAACTAGGACTCAAAGCAGCCGCTGGCACAGTTCGTTATGTATCAGGCAGTATAGCCAAAGATCCAAAGAATGTAAAAATCAATACGCCAACTGCGGCTATTGCTGTTCGTGGCACTGACTTTGTTATGGCTGTAGCAGAAACTGGTGCTAGTATGATTATGTTAATGCCTACCTGTGAAATAGAACAAAACGTAAACTTAAAAGGATTGACCTGCGGTAGTGGTGCTATTGACGTTGAAACACCAGCGGGTATAGTTAAATTAAATCGTCCTTATCAAGCTACACTAGTTGAAACACTGAATGGTGTTCCTAGTCCAGCAGTCATTGTAGCCCTTAACGGAATGGCCATCGGCAACAACTTAATGGTTAATCCTCCGAGAACAACTACAGGTATGAATGTAATTGCTGCTGCTCGTGCTGCCGCAGTAGCCACTGGAGATGCTAAAAAGTCAGATAACAAAGATAAGAAAGAAGACAAAGAAGACAAGGATGATGCAAAGGATCAAGAAAAACAACACGTAGCAGGCAAGCAAGAGGGCGGAGGAAATCGATCTTACAAACAAGGTCGTAGTGCTAATGAAAGCGACGAAGATCCCGAGAATAGAACTAAAGTAGGCCTAGACACTAAAGATCAATCAAATAAAGACGCATTGGCCAATGATGTGGCCGTAGTCAGTGATACAGAAAATCCCTATGTTAAAAAATTGTGGAAAGACAAAAGCGAAACACAACAGGTTGGTTGGCAGTATGAAAGTCTAAGCCCTAATAGTCGCAACTATGCCAATGTGGTTATGCCTATCAATACACAAGTATTAGTCGTAGTTACACAGGATATGCAGACCAACAGTTGGAACTTTAGTAGTGGTAAAGCAGTAGGACAGATTGTTATCAATCAGAGTTTTAGATAATGAAAAGAATATTATTAGCCTTGTTGCTCCTATGCTCTAATGCTTGGGCAGTGACTTTCACTGACTTAAAATTTGGACAAGCTCAGATTGCAGACAGTCAGTGGAATACCGGTGCTTGTCTTTATACTACCACCTGTCAAATCTACTCAAAGAATCCAGGAACAGCATATAAGATTCCTTGGTATACCGGACAGCTATCTTGGGCATCTGGCGATTATGTTAAATTTGTAGAAACAGGTAACAGTACCAATCCCTACAATGCCATTCAATACAATTCGCTTGGTACACAAAAAGCAGTAATGGGCACTGGTCACATTATCAATATGGGTTCAAACTATTTCTTCTTTGTAGGCAATGACAACGACACTGGACAATTATTCAGTATGACCAGTGGATTTAACAGTACTGCCGGAGTAACCTGGACTGGAACATTAAATCCTACAGTAGCACAGGTCAACAACTATGCCGCAAACGGGTCAACCACTCCGTTGGCAGCTGGGCAGACAGCACCACCGCCTGTTACCTATACAACAACATACAGTACACAAACAACTTCAAAAATATTTGGTAATCGAACATTGACCTATGACATTCCTATGAAGACTGTTACAAATAATTCAACGGGTGCGGCAACTACTAGTCCAGTGACGCCAGCAACAGTACCTTCAGGTTATATCAGCATTGTGCCCTACACTGGTGGTGGTGGATGGCAAAATAAGACCTACACGTATACCGCAACTACTACTGGCACAGGATATCTTATGTTTGCCTTTAGACACGATGTAAACTATTGGGTTATTGATAATGTATCAATTAAAGCCAATAATGCTGGTGCTAATTTACTAGTCAATGGCGGATTAGAAAAGTCAGGGATGATGACTGTTAATGTTGGCGGCACAAATCAAACTGTGGCTGCTCCTACTGCTTGGGGTTTAGCATATCAAACCAATCAAAGCACTACACTAGGCGGTGGGTATGACAGTGGTATGTGGTATGATACTTCTGCAGGTTCCTATGGTGCTATCTATCAGAATGTCAACTTCACCGCAGGTACTACATACACAATTAACTTTATGGTAGCCAGTGATTATAATTCCAATGGTGATACAGTTCAGATGGCTGTGTATGCTGGAAGCTGTACTGGCTCGAGTACACAATGTACATTGCCTGCATCAACCGGAATGACTTCAGCAGTTACTCCATCACAGACCTATACCGTAGGTTGTACCAATGATTGCCCGCCGGCACCGCCTGTGCCGCCAAACTGGCAGACAATTAGAACAACTAGTAGTCCTGTGGTTATCAGCAACATCTACCCTACCAGTTACAACAGCCCAAGTGGAGAAGGTGCTGCCAATGCCTTTGACGGAAAT